CCCCAGTTCACAGCTTCTTCTAAACCAGAAGTAATCTTATATATAACTAGGTCGCCATCTACTATCATCACTTTGTTTGTGTTGTTGTAGAAGTCATTCATGTTTTTCATCTTTGCTTTATTTTCCGAATGAAGATGAAAATGTTCATCGGTTAGTTGCGTCATAACTTTATCTCCTTTAATTTGAGTATGTTAGATTTTGGGATTACTGTTGAGTTCCCACCCTCATTGACTGTGCCATCATCATTAAAGTTGATGTCACCTACAAAAACAAATTTGTCTTTTGACGTATGGATTAACCAACCCATAGTTATACAAATTGCAGTCTTTGATTTTTTTATTTGTTGTAATGGTGACCAACTGCTGTCACTAATTATGTCACTCCACCAACACTTATAAAATTTATATGGAAAGTCATTTTCATCTATGTCTGGTAAGATGAGTTTGTTCTTCAACAACTTCTTCATATTAATGCTAGTAAATCTTGTTTAGGAACTAGATAACCTTTGCTAGTCCAGTTATCTCCGCCTTTAGATATTTTGTAGTCTTTGATTTTGATTAGTTTCTTTAGTCTTCTTGTAGGTATAAAAATATAGGTCTGTTCTTTAAACTTATCTGTCCATATACAAAAGACCCAGTAAAGAGCAGTAGTTTTTAATATACCACTTTCTTTACCTCTGCTTTCAAATTCAACAAATACATTGCCTGTACGTTGAGTAATTCTATCTGTCTTTATTTCTATTTGTTTACTTTCTAAAATTTTCTGAAGTTCGTTTTCGTACTTTTCACCAAACTCTAGGCAAATATCGAAATGAGGATTCCAACCTTTAGTGGGTGTCACTCCAGTTCTGACCTACTTTGATTTCGCCATCAAGCTGTGTTCTGAAATCAAAAAAGTCCTTTGTCTTTTGAAATATTGACTGTGCTATAATTTTGAATTGTTCTAGCTTTTCTTTCTTAACTATGAACTGCATTTCATCATGTATGTGTAAGACCATTGCATAATCTTCACCCCATTTAAAACCTGCTTTGTGTAGTTCTTCATTAAGAATGATTGTTCCTTGTTTTACAAGTAATGCACCACAACTTTGTATGAGAGTATTCAAGGAACTAAACTCTGCTCTACAAATTAATCTTCTACCATCAATGCCATTTAGATAACCTACGTTTCTATATTTATGTTTTACAGCATCTATTAAAGTAGCAAGTGCAGGTAAACTTTTTGTAAATCTTTGTCTTACTCTTTTGGCTTCTTCGTGAGAGACTTCAAGTATCTCACCGAGCTTCTTATCTCCGCAACCATAAATGAAAGCATATATGAAAGTTTTAGCTTTATTACGAGTGGGTAGTCCTGTAGCCTTTTGATTGGCGGTATGAATATCATCGTTAAGAAGTGTTTTCGAAAAATTCCCATTGTCATAATTATGCAAGTAATGCCCCAACACACGCAACTCCAAACCAGAAAAATCAAGACCACACATAACCATATCGGAAGGAGAATAGAATAAACTACGAAATTCTTTCCCATACTCCGAAGAACTCGAAACACATTGTGCCAAATTTGGTGAGTGATGAGTACATCTGCCTGTGACCGCACCATTTGTAATAACCTTTCCATAAATTTTACCTTTGTTGTTTAATTTTAAATATGCTTGTTCACCATCGCTTAACTGACCTAATCTTTTCTGTACCATTAAGTACTGTGAAATAAGTTTAGCTTCAGGATAAGGAAGTGCTTCTAGAATTTTTTCATTTACTTCTGGTTGCCCAGTAGGTGTAAACGAACTAGGTTTCCAACCTAATACATTAATTAATCTATCCGCTATATGTTGTCTTGAACTAGGATTAAATAATTCAGTTTTATAAATAGGTACAGGTACACCTGCTTTGATACCTCTTTTTTTATTATCTCTCTTATAAACTTTATTACCTACAAACTTTTCCCAAGAAGGAAAAGCTAGAGTAAGTTTGTCTTCTAACTCTAGTTTCCTCTTGGTTAGGATAGTATGTAGCGACTGAGCAGTCGTCTCATCAAAATATACACCATGCTGTTCTTGCTTATTAATCCAATGTGCGAACTTATGTTCTAATTCAATTGCTCTATTAGAATAGTTTTCTTTGATTATTTTATCGTAAAGTAAATGTGTGACTTCTACATCTCTTTCACAATACTCAAACATATCCTGATTAAATTCAGTAAAGTCAGAGTGTTCTTGGTAATCCCCTTTTCTTAATCCGCATCTATAACCCCATGCTTCAAGTGAGTGTCTACCATATAGTTTTGCAGGTAATTCTTTGTATTTATAATCGTGGTCTAAAAGATTAGTCCATATTAATCTACTCATTAACAAGGTATCAAAAACCTTTTCTTTATAAGTAAATCCTAAGACTTTCTTTAATACTGGAATATCAAAGCCTAAAACATTATGTCCAATAATTGCTTTGGTTTTCTTTAATAGGTCTAGGCAATCAAGTAAGTTATCAGGATTATATCTATAGACTTCATGTGTCTCAATATCCTTACAAACTATACAATGAATAACTAAATCTTCTTTATCTAGAAACCCATTGGTTTCTAAGTCTAATACTATATTCATAATTTAGTGGATTAAGTGGATTGTGATTTTATCTACACTAGGCAAGTAATCTGATACTGACCTGATAGATTTTTGTATTACTTTATATGCTTCAACGTCACCGCACATAATAACTGGGTGAACATTGTCAAACTTGATGGAATTATAAATAGCCATCATAATAGTTTTACAAGTATCAAAAACTATTGTTTGTTGTTCTTGTGTAAGTGTTAGGTAATCTTCTTTTTCAATTAGGAATGAAAGAATGAACTTCGTCAGAAGTTTATCATTCATCGAAAGTTCCTTCGGTAAGTCTACCTGTTTCTTTATTGTAAATTAAATTACAAGCTATTCCTGTATCACCAGAAAATCTATTTTTAAGAACTCTTACCTTCATAACATTGTTTTGTATTTCGTCTTGTTGGTTTCTCTCAAAGGCAATCACACAGTCTGCTAAAGTTGCAAGTGAGTGACTACCTCTGAGATGTGAGAGGGAAACTTGAACACCATCTTCGTGACCTTTACCTTCTGGTCTCTTTAGATGTGAAACTAGGAATAAAACACACCCAAGTTCTTCAACCAGTTTTCGTAATTGGGTCATCGTATTGTCGATGAGTCTTCTTTCGTCTCCCTCTGCTATGCCTGAGACAACAATGGAGATATGGTCTAGGATAATCGTTTTACATTCTAGTGATTGAACCATGTATCGTATTCGGTTCATTAAATCTTCTGTATCACTAGAACCAAAATGTTCATAGAAAGCAACGTAGTCTTTTACATTGTTCCATTCATTTATTAATTCTTCTTCAGGAATATTTTTTCTTACTTCAGGTATATGTACTAATTTATTTAATCCAATAGATACAAGTCCTCTGATACTTCTCTTAACACTTTCTTCTAGTGCTATGTATCCTACCTTTTGTTTTTTACTTATAAGGTGATGACTTATTTCTCTACAGACTTGTGACTTACCTGTACCTGAACCTGCGGTAAGTAAGACGAGTTCACCTCGCCTTATCCCACCGAGTTTATTATTAAGTCCATTCCATTGGTATGGAATAGTTTCAACAAAGTCGTCTTTGAGTAATAATTCTTTTGTATCAATACCTTCTATTATTCCTTGTGGTGTGTATGCTTTTGCTTCCCACATAGAACTAATAATTTGTTCACCTTTACCATTTTGTAAAAGTTCACTTGGGTCTTTTGCAGGTAATGTAGCTATCTTAACTTTTTTTATTGGTAAAATATTTGAACATTCAATGACAGCAGATTTACCTGCTTCATCTTCATCAAACATTAAAACTATTTCTTCAAATTTAGATAACCATTCTAATTCTTTTTTAATATATTTTTTAGCTGACGTAGCACCTGATGGTACTGACACTACAGGATATTTATTACCCTGTACTTTGCTTACACTTAGTGCATCTATTTCACCTTCTGTAATGATAATTTTCTTACCACCATCACGCCAAATGTTTTGACCAAACAAAGTTATTTTGTCTGTATCACCAAGCCATGTAAATTTTTTATCTTGAAATCTTAGTTTCTGTGCAACGATATTATAATCTTTGTCATAGTAATTAGCGATATGTACTGGTTTACCATTGTATGTACCTGTCTGATAATTAAACTTC